AACACCGCCCATTATCCGGTAGTCCCGACATTAGCTTCCACCAAAGTCGGTTGCCCGGGGAAGTTTATATTCGAAACGTCGCCAATAGTATCAAGTTCATCCCCCGCCCGGTCTTGCGCTTCAGCAGTATCGGGCGCATCGACAGTTATTGTAATTCGACAGTTTACAATAATCTGGTAACGATTCAGCGCCGTCGATATTGGCGACCGGGGGGGATAATCCGGAGTAGGTCGCGGACTTATTGGCATATTTAGTCACCGTTTACGGGTTGCTGAAGTTTCTTTCGAGCGGCGCTACCAATGTGAAGTTGTTAGTCGTCGAAGCGATTATTGAGCCCGTAGTTTCAACAAATTGGGCTCGGTCTGTGCCAATCGCTCTAACGACTACCGCCGCCGGTTGAGAAGGTGTTCTTCCACCCTGCGTATTACCATCATAATCGAAATCGTAAGAAACACTGGCACCAGCCACAACACCAGTGATTGGTTGCGGGCTGAATGCGCTATTGGAATTCACGATCTGCGCATCAGGAGTATCGATTGGATTTTCATCAACATTACCGGAAACTGGCCCCTCTGACGCTGGCAGTACCACGGTAGAGTCATATCGCTGAACAGATATGCTACCAGTTTCAGGAGAATTCAATGCGGTGACTAGCCATGCCCCATTAAGGTTCGGATCAACGAAACCGGAAGTGGCAATGTAATTATTGACTGCCGTCAATGGTAAAGCATCAGTGGCACTGGTTAGAAGACCGTCACTTCCGGATACCAATGTGAATGTCAAATCAGCGACTGCTGTTCTTGTGGTGTATTGGAAAAACATAGTAAATCTGGCTGGGCCGGAGTCATTCTGTAGGTTTTCATTGAAGAAAATATTACCGGCCGCAACGAACGGAAATGTACGCGTAAGGAGATCATTGTCAATGAAGGATATCCTGTTCGTGTCTGCGGCGTTAAAATTGATGATGGTGACGCCATTGCCTCCACCACTCGGATTAGACGATGCCAAGGTGCCGAGAGAATCACCGACGAAGGCAACAAGTTCATCTGCCGTCCGTCCAGTGACTACATCGTTGCCTGGGCTGAGTATGTTGTCATTGATGTCGGCGGCTTGCCGCAATGAGTATTGAACATATTCATAAACATCTTCAAGTACCAGACCTTTTGCATCAATGACGATGCCAAACGCGCCTGTGGTTTGCGGTGACAGAGTTGAACTCGCGTTAAGGTTAAAACCAGATATGATTTGCGGAGTAGCAAAGTACGAAATTGTCACTGTCGGCGACCGAGTGCTGACTGTCGCATCGTTGTTTGTGACTTTCAGATCCGCGGAGTTCGCCAACGGGAATCGATAGACCTGGTTGGTCAATGCCGTTACACCGATATCCGCCAGGTTGGCTTGTGCGTAAGTTTTCCCTGAATCTGGATTCAATGCGGTAGTGAAACCCTCTCTCAAGAATAGTGTGAGCGCGTTACGATTGTCAACCGCGATGTTAGCAGTTCGTTCATTGGGTGAGCCCGTAGCAGTGAAAGGAGTTCCTTCAACTGTCACAGTTCCCGCAGTCACGGCAGCGACGACAAACGTGCCATCATTGAGTGGCGATGTCGCACTGCAGAGTTCGATCGTTATTTGGCCACCGATTTGAACACCATCATCAATGAAAGATCCACCGTCATTCCTTGTCACGGAATTGGTAGTGAAATCGAGCCCATTGGCATCGGTAGATCCAGTAATGATCCGATTGTAAGTGAGAATAGATTCATTCACCGGACCATCAAAATCAAAGTCGATTGCGGCGCCGGTATCAGTTGGATCGTTGCCTTGCTGGTAGTATGCGCGGTCCGTTGCCTCAACAAATGAACCCAGCGTTATCGCGCAAATGTACGATTTCAGTAAACGCCCCTGCTGATCCAGTTCTGACCAACCGCCTGTCCTTGTGAGTTTTCGACTCCGATAAGACGCCGGTGAAGACGAAACGTCATCTGCCGGATTCCAGTTGTCACTGTATTCATATTGCTCCGGCGTGATTGCCACCATCGGAAAAATGAACGGTATCAGAGTAGGATCGTCCTTCCATTCTTCTTTCAAGAATGAATACTTCGCTTGCTCCGTCACGCCAAAAGCGTCAACGTTACCCTGTTCCAGGGTATAGATATCACGATCGTCTGTCGCAATATGAATTGATTTCTGTGAGTCAGTGATGGGAGAAGCGCTGGAATTACCAAGTGTGGTAATGGCTTCACTGGCTGCGGTAACCGGGTTATTACCTGATATTTTTTTGGCGGTAATTGAGCTGGTCGTAGGTGAACCACCAACCTCCTGGTAAAGACCATTGTTGTTGCCAACACTATGATCACGGACTTCGAAAAATTCGCCTGCTGATAAAACTGGCAGGGTTGCTGTAGCCGTCATCACAACTTGGTCAAGAGGTGAACCTACTGTGAAGGTCACACCCGCGCAAGCTTGTGATGCACCTTGGCTTAAAAAATCGGGATCGGTTACTAAGGGCATTTACTGAATCTCCATCGCAGCGATATCACGCCAATAGGCGCGTGGAATGAATTTATGACCCTTTAAAGCTTCCCGCAGCAAGGATTCTTCGCCTACGATTGTAGCGCCAGACATGAACGACATGCAAGGAGAAGGAATGTCTTCCAGCAAAAAAGCGGTACCAACTTCATCAATTGCTTCTTGATTGTCTATCAGATATTCTGCATTGGAAGGTTTCTTTGGCAGCGCAAAAGCTGACAATAAGCCCGTCAGCTTAGATTTCACACGATTGGTCCTAGTGTCGTAGCACCTGACATCCTTGCCTAATGAAGCAATTACTTCAATGGCACTGGTATGCTGCAATATCCCGATGATTACCGTGTTGCCTTTTTTCCAGACTGGCCCACGGCAGATCTCAAAGATCAGACTATTCAGTGACGGTTGGGCTTCCCCCATCGTCATTGCTTTCTTCAGCTGCCGCGTCGTTAGAAATTTCTTCTCCGGCGGGCTCAGGATCACGGGCTTTTTCTTCAGTACCGGTGTCGGCGGGCGGTGGCGTAACCTTATCATCAAATTCACCTTCATCGTTGTAGAGGTGTATTTCCGTCTCAGGAAAATTCTCCTGGTACGCGCTCGCAATCATTTCAGCGCGTCCGCAAGATTGCTGAATTATGACGGCGTCACATTTGATGGCTTGATGAGCATCGCGAAACCCGGTTGCGAAAACCATGTTCACAAGGTTACCTTCATTTCGAATTCGTGCTGCGATATCTTTCGCGATAGCGTCTTTATCACGAGTGAAGTAGAGTAATGCTAGTGGCTTTGACATAATTCTTCCTCTTGTTAAAAATGGGCGGCTACCATTTCAAGTAGCCGCCCTCCGCTTTACGCGATCTTACAGTTGTGACCGGATGGCAACACCAGCCAGGTCCTTGACATCGTCCATGATGATGTCCCAGTTGGTGCTCGTTCCGAGCGCGGCATCGTTGGGGTTGATGCCACCATTGGTGACATCCCACGCGCTGCCTTTGCAACCGATGTTATAGGCGTATTCACCTTGCAGCCGAGTCGTGATGTTCTCCTTCCCGGTGATGACATCAGTGTACATCAGCTCTTCTTCACTGTCCTCCATCACGACGCCGGATTCAACCAGTCCCAGCGTCACATACTGGGTCGGCGAAACACTGGAATCGATCAGGGCAGCGGAGTCGGTTACCAGAACCGGGCGGTTCAGGGTAACGGGCGAAGCCTGGGCAATGTTGAAATTCGAGATGCCGTCGATATTCGCAGTAATCTGCGAACGGATCAACTCGAAGAACGGCTTGGAGTGCATGACCCACATCGAGATACGATTACTCGCATCACCGAACAGGCCAAGGCCGTTGACCAGGTCCAGGGTATCCAGCCCCGCGGTGGTGACATCGCCGTCGAAGACGAGACCGGCGTTGGCAGTGATAGCAGCAACGACAGACCGTAAACCCGAATCGAGCATCTCGACCTGCATCGCCTTACCAATCTGCTCACCGAGCAGAAAGGACAGAACTTCGAGGTCGGCGCTGTCGCCGAGCTTGCGAAAGGAATCGTAAGTCTGATCGATCGGGCCGATACGACGATTCAACTTCACGTTGACGTTTTCGCCGACAGGCACCGAACTGGCAGTTACGGCCGGGTTCGCCGGAGACGTGTTCACATCCCGACGGTTGATGAGAGAAGAAACGTTCTTGAAGAACGACTCCTGATGGAAATCACCCCTGCGGCGTTGCGTAACCAGGCGAATGGTGTTGAGTGATGCGGCGTTGAAAGCATCGGTGTTTTGCACCAACGTTTCTACCATTCCACTGTGCACCAGTTCAGGGTAAATGATACCCTCTGGAAGACGACCGACGCCGGCAAAGGATTCGCGTGTACCTTCTGGCATTTTAAATGTCCTCTAAATGAACTAGTTTTTCCTTAAGCGGGCAAGTTCATGTATTCGTCTTCACTGTGTTCACGAATGAAGGCGACTTTTTCCTTGGTACTCATTGTTGACCGCTTCAGGTCCGAGGGAATCGCTCCCTTTCCGCCAGGCGGTTTGCCACCTCCTCCACCTGGTGGTGTCCCACCTCCAGATTTCACAGTGTTGTCAAACGCGTTGGCGTAAGTTTCTTGGTCCCGCATCTCGCTAACCAGTTCACGCACAGTGAGGTAGTTGCCTTCTCCGTTAACACGCGGGTTGCCAGCGTCATCAACCACCCGTGCAACGAAAGATCCATCTTCCTCGACCATCTTCACGTGACCCTTCACGTGAGGCAAGAGCAGCGTGACATTGCCCTTATATTCATTCAGTGCCGCTACGGCATCGGCGTCTATTGTCTTTCTTTCGAGCGCCGCCAGGAGTTTCTTTTCTCGCTCCTCACGCTTACCGAGCTCTGTCTGATGTTGCTCGGTCATCTGGGATTTCAACTTTTCCCATTCGCCTTTCTTTTCGGCCTTGCGTTCTTCCTCCTGCGCTTCCAGCTCTTTCAAACGCTGGTATTCTTCAGGGTCAAAACCGCTGTATTGTTCTTCCAGCTGGCGGGCCCTTTGCGCGGCGGTTTTCGCATTCTCGCGCTCTTTCGAGAGCGCCGATTTTAGACCGGAAACATCTTCGATCTGGTCCTTGGGTACGAGATCCTTGAGAATCGACAAACGATATTTTCCATCATCAGTTTTCTCGTATGCATCATGTATTTCTTCAGGCAGCCCGTCAAGGCTGTCTACGGTGGCTTGTAATGGCATTTCTATTCTCCCTTCCCGGGTTGGTTTTAAACTGTGCCGCGATTATATTTGAATGCTTACAGAAAACGCAAGCACTAATTCAACGGTTGACCTACAACTTCTTCAAGCTGATCCAAAGTCATGGCCCGACCTCGCATATCAACGAGTTGAGTCAATGTGATGTCACCATTTCGCCACAGCCGTGCCCTTGTTGGGCCCAGCACCTCATTTTGAAATGATTTTGGTTTTGATCGCAACCATTCATCAAATGTGATATCACCGGGAACTTCGCCATCCATGCTCGCTCGCGTTTCTAGCGGCACTTCATTGGCGTCTATGCCCAGTTCTTCAAAAGAGCGTAGGACGGGTACGAGAGAACTGCGACAATTAAAGTGTCTGGGTGGCCCACCGTTAAACGGCAGGTTGTGTCCAATGGGAGAGAAATCCACGATATCCCAGACGAGGCCAGAGTACGCGATGCAGATGTTGCTGGTCCTACTATCTAACGTTGAAATTTGCTGCACCGCCTTCACAACATCTCCCATATCTTGGAAGGTATTGATCCTGACTTGATTAACGATCTCATTGATTGCAGTTCGTACGATAGCTTCTGCTCGGTTCCTGGCCATACTGATAATTCCAGTGACCGGAATACCATCGACAGTGCCGCCCACTATTCGTGTCACGGCCTGCTGCGTAGACTCACCGTTTTCTAACGAAACACGGATCTGGTCCATGAAAGATTCTTGAAACTTCTTTGATTGTCGTTGCCAATGAGTTGACATGGCAGCACCTTCAATAGTGATTCCGCCCGCAATGGCATTCGTCATTTCAGGTGGTAGTTCATCATCGTTGAATTCTACTAAGACGTCAGCCATTGGTGAGTCGCCCTCGGCTCACTGATATCCGCAATTTTAAGGAACGGCGCTTCGTATCACTCTGGCGGTATTTTTGGTTTCCACTTTTGCGATACGACGAGCGGCCGAACGAAGTATTCCGTTGACTTCACTATAGGCGGTTCTAATTATGATTTTTGATTCGTCGTCGATCTTTTTCAATCGACGAGCACGAGCATCCTTTCGTTGCGTACCGGCGACATCAATTCGAAGGACCATTTCTTTCAACTCACGCCCCATTTGTATCAACCGAGCGTCAATCTCACGACGAACACCGGCATCTGCTCGTCGATACAGGACCTCCTGCTTAATCAAATCATCACGAACTGCCTGGGCCGCTGTTTCAGCCATCAGCTTTTCTTTCCGCGTGGCCCCGCATTTCGAAAATTGGTCGGGCGGTACGAACCTCCCACAGATTTGCGGGCATTGCCATTCGAATCAACGCGAGTGTTGATCGGTGGAGTAATCGGTTTACCACCGCTGGAAAATCCGCCCGTAGAAGGCGTTTGTTTCTGTAAAGCCATCAGTATTTTCTCCTGCCTTTGCCTTTGCCTTTTCGCTTCTTCGCCATCACCGGCTCCTATTTGCTTCGACCGCTCTGCCTTGCTTCGCGGCCTTGGCTCGTGCCTGTTGACGGCTAGCGGCTGAATTGGGGTTGTAAGTATAGCATTTTCCTCTGGAACCCCACTTGTAACCAGGTTTTCCTCCAGATTGACATGCTTGCACGGGCATCAGCGAATCCTTTGTGTAAAAACGTTGCTGAAAACCTTGCTAAAAGAAGCTGGCGAACGAGTACTGAAACGCAGTTGACGAAACCGGGTCCTTCTATTCTGATTCGTGGGGTGTGGTGGGAATCTGTTCATTCCCTGCAATCTTGCTCTGCTCGGGTTGTACGGCATGGTTACTTCTTCTCCCAAGACTCCAGCTGCTTGAAAACCTCCAAATCTTTCGCGTGGCGGTCTCGCACGGCTTTTTCAATCATTCGTTCGACCTCCACCCTGCTCAATACCGGTCCATGTGTATGTGACGCCAAGCTGTCAGGAACTGATGCAATGTTCACCTCAACAGATTGGTTACCGGGCTCAGATTTCGCGGCTTGGATTTGTTCATACTTGTCATATCCAAGATACGAAGAAAGTATAGCAAGTGCCGCCATGACGACACCGGCCCAGGTTTCTTTCGCGGTTGGCTTGCCCACTTAAAAATGCCAGTTGCCAGAAATCACGCCGCCGCAGTCCCCGAAACCAGTATCGCAACCCACCCCGCCAGTGAACAAAATGTCATCAATCCGTTTCGCGAAAGTTCCGCAGATAGCTTGCTCGTTCTTCCACCAGGAGCCGGCCGCAGAGCCTTGCCACCCAGAAGCGAAATCAAATTGGGCACCACTCAAACACATAGCAATCGCATTCCCACGTATCGCGGTTTGATCTGCTTCAGAAAGACCAGTAAAGTTCGGTGGTGATGTGTTTGGGTCAGGTGGCGTCTCCGAACCTGTGGTGTAATAATAATGGTTCGTGATTTTGTCGCCATGCGCCTGCGCTGAGCTGAAAGCCAGGAAGACCATCGTGAGAGCGAACATCACCAGTAAAAATTGCGTTACACGGAAAAGTTTCATTTCAGCATCATCTTGAGACCATCGATAAAATCTTTCATGGCTTTGGGTTGCTCGAGAACATTCCAGCCGATCAAGACCCCCACTCCGGCGGCGATTGCGAGTTCTGGGTACCAGTACCCTACCGCAATCCCGCCGGCGCATATCAGCGCGATCCGTTTCATGGGGTACCGCTCTTCATGGCGTTGGAAGAACCCCCTGCGGTACCGCTCTTGTCGGTATTACCACTACCGCCGGCGCCAGGATACCCGTTATTGCCCACCGACGCTGAGCGATTGATCGACTTCTCCGCCCGCCCCGGCTGACGGTGTGCCCTCATCTTGCTCCCCTTGGCGACTGTTCGTTTGGCCATCTGCAATTCCTCTTAATCTATGTTTATGCCCTTGGTCTTCAGATGTTTCACTACCCGTGGGCTCCCAGGTGTGTCTGTGACCATCCACTATATTGGTGAAACCGTTCGCTTGCAAGACATGCGTATGCCCATCAGCTATATCAGTTTCATCACCAACCTTGTTCGCGGAATCCAATTCTTTCTCTGTGAAACCCGGTTCACTGTCCTGAAACTCAAGATCTAGCAAGTCTACCTCTTTCGAGGGGTCGAAATCTTCGTTGAGCAGCCCGCGGCGTTTCAACTCTTCCCAATACGTCAACTGGCTGATGTCGTTCCGTGCCCGCATGTCAGCGAGTGCTTTGATATCATCCGCGTCTCGTTGAGTGATTGTGAAGTCCTTGAATACGGTCACACTGCCACCCATATCTTCACCCAGGTCCAGAATCAGTGCGAACAAATCGAGCATGTCTTCGAGCTTGGCTTCGAGGTGCCGAGCGAACATGCCGAGTGGGCTGTCGGTCTCTGCTTGGTCCAGGGCACGGCTAGTCGCTGTAACATCACCAGTGGGGCGGCGAATAACCATATTCAGGCCGAGTTTCGCAATCCTTGATTCGAGAGTTTCGAGATCGAATGCGCCTGCCTCAATCCCCGCTCCGCTATGCTCCACATATTTCATGTCGCTGCCCTGCGGACCACGCGTCATGGTATTGGGGCCGACCTGTATCTGAAAATCTCCGCGATCGTCATCACCAAGACCAGATCCGAACAGTAATGGCACGCGAGCAACGTGAAGGATGTGCCTCTGGTCACTGTCGCTCTGCCAGTGGGCGATGTTCAGGTAAGCCACGTCGAGCAACGGCGGGTGACCTATCATGAAACTGTGTTGGTATCCATAGACCGGAATGAGCGGGATGAAATCCAAATCCACGGTGTTATCTGTTTCGAGGATCCATTCTTCAGCTTCTTTGTCGTTTTTCTTCACTAGGCGATAGATCCTCTTGCGACCGATCTCCCAAACGTGGATCCGTTTCACTTCGACAGTGGTGAACTCGTCTTCTGCCGAATCTTCAGTCGTCACCATGACGATCCGTACCTGGGTCAATATCACCTGCCCATTTTCTACTTTGGATTTCCAACCGATGACCTGCGGCGCCTTGACATGCACGGCATACGGTCGCATCGTGCCTCGCAGTGCGTCCAGACGCGTGATGTTGGTACCCCTTTCATTCTGTAGCGTTTGGACGTTTGGGCTATCCACCAGAATGAATGTCACTCCATGATTGAGAGCCGATTGCCCTATCCGCATCGTCCACTCGTTTATGTCGGTTCCTTCTGCATCGACGTCATCCATATATCGCAGGACTGCCGGCTTCACATCGTCTTCCAGCACGACGGGCATCCGCATGATTTTGCCCATCAGCTTCTTGATCGTGTCGGGGTACATCGGCGTCAATACACTGCGTTCGAGACGATTGAAATACGCGGGTTCCGCTTCGGCCGGCTCCTGGGGCAGATATACCTTGCCTGCCTGGCGCATCGCTTTGGTTCCGCCCCATAGGGTATCAACCAAGTCCCAGGTTGATGCTTGAGCGGCCCATTGCTCGGAGGGTATTGCGACGGGATTCTTTTCTGTCATATTTGAACCTGCTGTACCGAGACGCTACGAGGACGAATCGGCCATTCATGTGCGATGTAGTAACCGACACCATCTGTCAAGTGGGTGAGTTTCGGGTCGGCCTTTTTGTCAAGTTCGCCACTGCCTCCCGCGAGCAAGCGAACACCTTCGAAATCTTTCACCGTCATCGGAGCTTCGGCGGGGTCGATCATGAAATGTATTTCTCCGTCTCCTGATTGCAAGCGCGTATTAACAGCATTGATGCGGGCCCTTTCAGTCGGGTTGGACGGTGGCACCCTGAAAAACGTGCGTTCTGTCCCGAAGTGATTGAAGAGTGCCCTGCGAACCAGATCCCAATCGCTTCCCTCAGTCTGAGCCGTCCCTCTCGAGCCACCCGTGGCATCTCCATAAACGTAAACGTTTCCTTCGTGCCCGCCCCAGTCCTGAATGAACCTTTTGCATACTGCCGGGGTATTTGAGTTTCTCGGAATGTGAACCTCACCAATAACTCCTGTTCCACCGTGCGCGGGTTGCGCGACGTTTTTGAACATTTCGCGACCCTTCACGACTATAGACGCTGCCTGTATTTTACGCGGAAAATCCATTTCTTGCGCAATAACCGCAATTCCCGGGTCCACGTTGAAGTCCAAGCATAGCACAAGGTCGGCTCGTGGATTGTAACGATCTTTCAATTTCGCGCAATGGAGTTGCCTATCGAATGGGTAGTACGCCTGGCCTTCAAAGTTGACGAAGCTCGCTTCATACTCCTGACGATATGTCAGCTCATCAAGCCCCCGGCGAGCCGATTCTATTTCCGCAGCGGGCAAGATATCAGACGAGAACCAAGTGAAACCATCCCAGTCTCCACCGTTCGCGATATTCATTGGCCCTATGGCGTCGTTCCACGTATCGTAATAGTGGTTGCGACCTTCTGGCACCCCAATCAACCAGCACCACCCATCTCGGTCTGACAGTGCCGGCCGGACGTTCGCGCCCCACGCCACTTCCTTCATGTTAGCGTATTCATCGAGGACCCCGCCATCCCATGGACTTCCTTCTATGCGTTCTGGCTTGTCCATCCCCACAACACTGAGCATGGCTCCAGTCGTGTAATGAATTGATAGGTCAGTTTCACTGATTTTACGAATGACTGATTTAGGGCTGAGAAGCTTCAGGTCATCCCAGTAGATTCGTTTCGCTTGGTCGCGGGTTGGCGCCGCAGCAAAATAATTCGGGTCTGCAAACCTCGATTCCCCAGATAGGCAAGCTTGGACCAACCGCCGTTTGGCTCGCTCTGTCTTCCCTGAGCGTCTTCCCGCTGGTACGACTTTGAAACGCGCCGGAGAAGTTATTAACCGGGTTTGTTCAGGATGGTATCGGAGCGGGGTCCATCTATCAGTGAGTAGTTGAATCGGTTCGTTTGGTACCGCTTTCCAGTGGGGGCTCCTGTAAGCCATCGACTTCTCTCATCTCCTTCAACATCTGCTGAATAGTCTTGGCTTGCTCTTCTGGTGGTAGTTTGCCCTCTTCTGCTTTTCCGAGGATCCCCATCATAACAGCAAGGTCGTTGTTGGCCTTGTGAGCGTCATGCAGCTCAAGGTCCACGTTGCGACCAAATTGGTTCTGGGTTATTTTCACTTTCTTGATGCACTTGCGCTGACCTTCCGTCAGTTGATCGATATCAACCAAGTCCCAGTCATTCTTGAAGTAATGCCCGATATCAACTTGGGCCCACCGTGCCCACCGAGCAATCACTGTTTCTTCGTTTTCACTTTCGGCACGTAGCACGGCGCGAACCTCGTGCTGCACCTGCAATCGTACCGCGGGCTCCATCATCAGGATATTTCCATATTCCGGGTTGGTATATCCAGCCCTGGTTGTGGCCTCGCGAACAGACCCCAAACGGCCCATGTAATAGCAGAATCTTCGTTTTTTCGGGGTCCAACGAAATTTGGGGTTCGTGTTGTCTTCTATGGACAGTAATTCACCATACCGATCTTCTGTTATTTCGTCCAATTCTTTAACCCTCGCTCGCGGCTGTTCTGCATCGCTCAATAGTAAACTGTTTTTCGTCAAACGCCAAATTTCACACACTACTTTTGCCAATTCTGCCTCGCGCGCCCAAGAAATGACGCAGAAAATCAAGGTTGAGATATTACACTTGTGAAGGTAGACCGACATAAGCAATTGATAATAGTGTTGTAAACTGTAAACTGGAAATATATGAGTTGTATTGTATGATTCAAGGAATCAACTCAAAAACAGTTTATTTATGGGCGACGCAGATCAGGCGATGATCTATGATGAAATGGCGGTTGATCATGGCGTTTTGAAAGGTGGTAAAAATGGTGGATTCTTGGATGGATTTTAATGGGCTGAGGGTGCGGGAAATCTTGCGGTTTCAGGTGGATTTTGCTATAGTATAGTTGCACCCCATCACTGCTCGTTTTGCCTGTACACGTAGGCAACGCTTCTTTGTCAAATTCGCCCCACCTTCACCCCTGAACCAAAACTCGGGTCCGCCTGTCTGTCTTCACTTCTGCGTAGTCGTCTTCATATGTCAGCCTTCACCTTCAGTGATTTGTCTTCACCTTCTGTGTAGTCATCTTCATATGTCAGCGTCAGTGCTCAGTCATCTGTGTCATCACACTCTGTACAATCGTCATCAGATAGATGAGTGATGCCCCTCCCTTCTGTGTCGTCTTACTCTGTGTCATTGTCTTCAGATGTCATCGTCTATCATGTCGTCTTCAGATGTCACCGTCTTCAGATGTCATGTGCTCTTGTGCAGTGCAGCATCGTTCAGTTGCTATTTGCAACTGATTGAGGTCCGTGGTTGTTGCAGTGCAGCAGACGGGGTGGCGACTGAAGGTAAAGGTAGACTGACGATGAAATGAAAGTGAAATTTTAAGAAAGATCAGCAAAAGTGAAACCGCCACCTACCTTCATCACTGCACCATCACCAATCCCAAATCGGCGCGTTTCTTGCATACTTTTACCGTTTCATCTAATAGCAAGAACCATGCCGATATCACCAATTTCACCACCTCAAAAAAGTGCGTTATTTACCCTAAATGATTTAAATGATTCCTTGTATTATATGAGCACGGAACTATAATCATATATAACAAACAAGCAATACTGCTCGTTTGTAACTCAGAAAGGAGCATACAACATGCCTAAGCAAACCGAAAAAAAGCGTTCTACCAAAACTGTCATTCGTGCAATTTACAGCAACAAAAAAGCTGCCTTCACGCTCGAGCAACTCATCACCAAGTGTAATGCTGCCCTTGTTCGTCAAGTAAAGCCCAACACTGTCGAAACCGCTATCATCGACCTGAAAAACCCCAAGTGGGCTGTCGGCGAAGTGCTCGTGCTCGAGAAAAATGAGAAAAACCAGTACGTTATTGCACAGTAATCACCACCCTTCTAGCGCCCTTCGGGGCGCTTTTTTTTTGCCTCAAATATCTTTTTTCAGTCTCCCAAAATCGGCACAAATCTTGCTTGATTTCAGTCTTGCTCTCCTAGCGTACTCACGCCCTTCAAAACTCAAACAATACTTCTCCCGCTCTTATTGGCACGTTCTCGCCACTCAAATATTACCCATACAAGTGCATTGGGTGGCACGAGATAATACAATCTCCCGCAATCTGTGCCCCCGTAGATCTTCGTCAGATGATATTTCGCGATTGTCATCATTTGTAAAATAGCCAAATGAATGGTTGTATTATATGACAGATGGACTATAATCATTATACTTAAACAGTAAAACAGAAAGGAGCAAGAAATGAAATACTTCGTCATCACAGTCATCGCCTACACTGCCTACACCGGTTTTCAACTCGCTGTAAAAGCTGCGGAGCTCATCCCTCAGCTGACCACCATGCACTAAAATGGGAGTAAAAATGGGAGACTTATTCACGCATATTCCGGCGCAATTTCCGGAGCTCGAGGATGACAGCTATGAGCTGAAATCCAACCCCAACGTTCACATACAGTGCTGCGAGGGCGGGCTTTACATTGTCCAAACGCTGCACAACTGGGACACGGATGAAGCGTATATCCAGTCAGTGTACTCCAGCAACTCATTAGCTTCAGCCATGCGGTTTGCTGCAAAGCTATAGCCTCACCCCAGCCCCGGTTCGCCGGGGCTTCATTTTGGATCACATATGAGCCCACATATGGGACCAGCACTGGCTTTCACCAAAGCTCTGTGGCTCTCTCCCGCTTTCACTTAATACCCACACCCATGTACCACTCCTCCATTTCAGTGGCTCACAGTGCCAGACACATCATCGCATGACCTGTGACGATATAGAGTTTGACTGATCAGAGCCGATCGGCCGATCGCAGACAGATCATCGTGAATGACCAGAGTTTGACTGATCAGAGTCGCTCAAAATGATTACATTTCAGACGATCAACCGCGACTGATTTCAGCCACTCAGAAAAAACCAGGGCCGCAAGAACTTTTGGAGCCGCAGGTGATTTCAGCCACTCAGAAAAAAGCCGTGCCGCAAGAAAATGAGTCGCCTTAAAAATGAATGAAGACGATTTGTGAGAGAGAAACCTGACGACTTCCAGTCGTCCTTTGCTCGCGAACCTCATCCTTTCATGCCACAAGCAATGAATCGCTATAAGAGGCTTTCACCTACAAACCTATACTCACGTCCAAATCAACCTACTTCGCGTGAGTGACAGCGAGGCTCGCAACCTCACCAGCCTTCTGACACAATTCCAAACGAAACCCCGACAGATTCCTTCACCAATCCCAAATAAATATGAAATCAAATCCTAGACGTTTTCAAATCAAAACTCAAAAGAATTCAAAAATAAAAATGATGAATTTGAATATTTTTTTTGAATATTTTCTTCAAACCGAAAATGGTTTTTTCATTTCAGAATTTGAATATTTTCTTTGAATATTTTGGTGAAAATTGATTTTAAATTCATATAAATTCATTGGTTGCAGAAGACATACGAGTAACTATAATCGTTTAATACAGCAATAAAGCTGTCTAGAAAGGAGCAACCAAATGCACAAGCAAAAACAAGTCACCTTCACCAAAGAGCTCATAGAGCAAATCGCTGCTGACGGAATGTGTTGCCCGCAGCTCGACCCACGCAAAGATTTTGAGCCTGAACTGACTTACGCTCAGCGCCTCGCAAAGTACATTAATTATGTCACCAGCGAAGATCGCACTGATGCAGAAGACCCGTCCATCATAATCATTTATTAGAAAGGAGCAACCAAATGCCAAACTTTGATCATTTGAAAGAAGCCGCCGAGTTCCATGAAGATGGGTGGCTCGGTTGCGAAACCAACGGCCCAGGATCAAAGCTCGAGATTGATCTTCTTATACTCCTCGAGCTCTTCTTGAATGACAATCAAATGCCTCTCATTCATAGTGAAGAATGGAGAGCGTACATGAATTCACTCAACCTGTAGTGAATATTTTTTATCAACAGAAAGGAGCAAATAGAAATGAGTAAAGTAGCGAAGTATCACGTCTTCGGTAAGACATATGACCGATTTGACACGAGCAAGTTCAACCTCACCGTCACCCGTGACCAATTGCAAGCGGTCCAGGATCTCAGAGATGATGAAGATGCGCTCGATGAATATTTAATGAACGTTGAAGGTTGGACGCTGGGAAGAGTGCTCGCCGGCACGATCGACAAGTACAATAATTTCGATCTTGAGGCTTTGTTGAAAGGAGAAGCGCAGTTTATCGGAGATGAAGATTACACTGCGGGGATTGCTGAAACCTTAAGCGAAGCCAAACTTAAATTCGTAGACGAGGAAGACTAATGACTACTCGCACGATTCACATTTTCGAAACCCAATTCCCTTATGAAGATGACGACGGCCCCATCTGGACCGAAGGTTTTCAATGCGGGCCCTACACTAACACCAACCGAATCCTTCTGGATGCGTGGGCTAGTTTCTACGGCCGAGCACTTGACAATGGCCAAACCCCGTACGACTTCATCTGGACGTGGGTAGATGAAACGACTGCCGAGGTCGTCTTAAAAGCGAGCGATGAACCGGGCTCGTTCGATGAAGTCTATACAATTAAACTGGGAGAATGATATGCGGCCGCGCTACATCGGACCATTCGTCATAATTATGATTTTGATTATTTTCTTTTAATTGGAGAACCAAAATGAAAAACGTAAAACTCAATGACAATTTCACCCAGGTCTGCGTCTGGCCCGGGACGGAAGTCAAAGAAACCGAGGTGGAAGCCTTCGTGGGGTTCATGCTTGAGAATTTCAAGTGTCGCATACAGTTCCTTGAAACCGTAGAAACAGCACCGGATATGAAAAACGGGTATCCGGTTGAAGGAACAGGTGGGCGGCACGACGTTTTCTTTGCGGTCCACAGTGAAGACGTCGGCGATTTCGCAATCCCGCGCATAACCTTCGGCATCCGTTGGATCGAAGATGTTTACGGCAATAAACAGGGTCACCTGTATCCGGCCCGCATAAAAGAATATTGTTCATGGTAAATTCATAGGTTGCAGAAGCGACCCCATTTGCTATACTCATTTAATACAGCAATAAAGCTGTTTAGAAAGGAGCAACCAAAATGAATCACGAACAACATGAAGCCTACAATGCGCTATCCGAAATCATGCAAGAGCTGCAAGAGCTGGGTGAAAGAGCTGAATCTATCACCCGTGAGCACTTCCCGAACGAAATGAGCTGGGCCCACGCTTACCGAGTATTTGATTTCGGTCACAGTGTCAATCGCTACGACAACACTTTCGAGGTATTGCTCGAGAACATCGAGAAAGAAGAAATGGAGGTCGCAGAATGAGCAACTTTAACCTTCCACCAGGCGTCAGCGTGATGGACCCGAACATTAACCCGGCTCCCATCGACGAAAAGCTGATCCAAGCATTTGAATACACCTACCAGACCATCGCTTTCGACCTACCTGGTGATTCAATCACACGCGACGACCTTTTTGATCTTTGCATCGATCATGTTCGCGTGTATGGTGAGATGGATGAGGAGTGTTTGGAGTACTGGGACGCGTTGAGCTACGATGAAAAGCTCTCGTACATGACGATCGTATTCAAATATGAAGAATACGAAACCGGCAACCAATTTTAGGAGAATTGAAATGAGCACTATGGCAGAAAATATCGTAAAAGCACTCAGCGATGAAGGTCTACTCAAGCATGACTTCGCAAGACGTCACGCAATTGAAATCGTCAGTGACATCCTGGGCCTAGAAATCGAGGACATCACTATCACGGATTTTGGTATCCCCGAGGACGACGATACTGAATATTCCACACGATTTAATTTCCATGAATCAATTTCGGATTTGGAGCACAAGCCTTTCAAGCAATGGACAGATGAAGACCACCAGCGCTTCAGAGATTCGTTCAATTGGCGGGCAGTGAAACTCGTCTGCAACAATCCACCAAACGCGTAGGTTGCTCCTTTCGCGTATTCCTGACCTGCTTATCAGTAATCGGCAGTGACGGATTGAGCGGCTTCGGCCGCTCTTTTTTATTGACAATTCATTTTAAATCAATGCAATTTTCAGGTTGCAAAAAACTCACAGTATACTATCATTTAATACAGTAGCACAGTACATTAGAAAGGAGCAAACGAAATGGCGTTAGAAAATTTAACATCCAAAGAAAAACACTCGCACCTCCGTACCAGAAGCAACGAGTTAGGCGAAGGCAATGACTGCACTGTGAAGGCACTCGCACTCGTCACTGACTCCACGTATGACGAAGCTCATGCCGTCATGAAAGCTCGAGGTAGACGGAAGGGCAAGGGCGCGAACATGGGGCTGTGGTTGCCTGCGGTGAATGATCTCGGTCATCATCACGTCACAGTGACTGGCCATTTTGAAGGCAAGACGGTCAACTCTCTCGAAAAAGAATTGCCCAAAGGCAAAAAGTTCTTCGTTCTTGTTAATGCTCACCTTTGCGCCTTCGATGGAAATGAAATTGTTGACTGGACGAAGGGACGGCGCCACCGTGTTAAGCAAGTCTACCACATTGCGAAAGAAGAAAAGGACCTCATGGAAGAGAACAAGTACCGGCCGAAAGTCGAGCGCATCAGCCGACTCGACGATATCATATTTTGGTACCACCATCTTGAGAAAGGAACGCACGGTGAATATCGAATTTACTTTCGTGAGAACGGTAAGGTTCGTTGGTTGAATACCAAGTACAGTGAATGGGACGCCGAAGATTCTGCCTGGAGGGCAGCGCGTCGTCGAATCGGCGTCGGTTACGAAGGTGAGCTTGATCCTGCGGAGGTTGAACATGATTAATCGAATCCGCAACCTGTACCGTCGCTGGTATTATGCCCGCAAAATTGAAAAACTTTTCTCAAAATGAATTTAAAAGAATACTTGCATTTCAGATAAAATGGAACTATCATTTAATACATGACGTCGCAATTGCGCGTCATCATTTAAACCCAGAAAGGAGTATGAATATGAAACTCGAAGACCTTGAAAACATGACCGTCGCCCAGCTCAACGAAGAGCTGAACAACTACGCCGGTACCAGCGTCAAGAAACGCAAAATGCCGAAAGACAAACTCATCGCTGAACTGGCTGATGTGATGATGGAAGTCGGTGACCTGGAAGTTGAAGAAGAGCGTCGCAAAAAGAAGCGCGGTCCTTCAACCAAGGAAGTTCTTCGCAGCGTTTTCAAGAACGCAAAGGTCGCGCTCACGATGGACGAGCTCATCGAGAAGTGCCCCACGGTGAAGCCTAACACGATTGAAACAGCAATCGTCGATCTGAAGAACCCCAAGTGGGCGAAGGGTCCGGTTCTGAAAATTGCCCGCGGTGACGACAACAAGTACCGCATCGCTCAGTAAAGCTTCATGGCCCCGCTCCGGCGGGGCTTTTTTGTGGGTCGCTGGTTGCTTTCACCACTAAAATGGACCGCGAGATTTGCGCGACACGCCACGTTCATATAATACCCAATACACTAGCCACCCGCATATTACCCACGCTTAGACAGCCATAGAGTACAGGACCGCGACATTGGCTACCTCTCGCGTCCAAATAATACACCCACCCTAAGTACTGTATTACATGAAAGTGGCTTAGATAGCCGTAGACACGCTTAGAAATGCGCCGCAAAACCGCACTGTTACGCGGTTTCCGCCTTTTTCTTCTCCTTGTATTCCGCAAACTTCTTTTCGTCGTGCTCGAGTTTTTCCCAGATTTGTTTCGGAATTGGAATTTCATTGCGCATGTACTGAAGCAGCTTTTGGTGACTCGCTTTGAACATCTTCACTGCGAGCAGCATATTGATACCTTGACGACGAACACGCACCTGAAATTCGTCGCCCTCTTTGATCCGCATCTTCTTCGGCATCGCGTCTCGTACTCGTTTCGGTATCGGCCTTATTCCCATCTCCATATGTGAAATGTAACCTTGGCTGACTTTAAACCTTTCAGCCAGTTCTTCCTGAGAAAAATTATTTCGTTTTCTCCAAATGGTGAATATTTCATGTGGCTTTAATTTCATTCTTTCTTACCTCTTCCAATTATCATTCCTCGGCTCTTTTTCTTCAACCTTTCCCCGATTTCTTCAATTGTTAATTCGGGATGGTCGTCTCCTTCAGGTGGGCATTTCACTCTTCGCCATTGTGGGTCACCCTCAGTCCACAATTCAGCTCGCCAGAAGGTTCCATCTTCAGCGACCGCGAAAAGGCTCGTTTCATTCACTGCAATCTGTTTCAGTCTACGCATTTCTTTCTCTCAGAAAAAACCAGGGCCGCAAGAAATTTTCAGCAGCCTGGTTGCGCCGCCGCCCGCTTCTTTCTCTCAGAAAAAACCAGGGCCGCAAGAAATGATGACTAGGGGTCACGGCGCAGAGGGTCATAAGTGTAATCTAACTCATGTTCTCCTCGTCGATTTAGCCTATCCTCATCCTCGTAATCAGGTTCGCAACTAGGCTCAATACCTTCGGGAGTCTCTATCTGCTCTAGGTCACACGCAAGGCATCGCCAATGCGATAAGTCACGTGTTCCATTTGGCAAACTGGAGTCACCCTCCCAGTCTGCAATGAATTCCCAATCGTGTTCACATTCAATTTCCATATCATTTTCCTATTTAATTTGAGATAATATTTTAAAATAATTTCAAAATTGATTTGAATCATTTGAATATTTTTTTGAATATTTTCCTCAAAACTGAAATCATTTTTTGAGTTCAATTATTTGAATCATTTGAATATTTTTTTTGAATATTTTTTTCAAAAAGGAAAGCACAAAATTCGACCTAGCTGCGCCCAATTCATACCCTTCTCGCTTACGAGGCTGGCTGACCTCATTAGGTGCTCTTTGGGCAGCCTACCGACTTCCTGCGCCGCTTTCCAATTGAACAGCAGGTAATCTCGCCCGACTTGCAGGAAGAGCCACGTATAGCCACCAGCGCGTCCTTTCCGTGCAAGCCATATTCTTTGATCATCAGTGTAGTGATCGATTCTTACGATCGTGCTCTCTCGTTTAGGCCACTCGTTGAGTTTTTTCAGTTCCATCCAACCATGGAACCCGTTGTTGGAAACGAAGGAAACGTCTGCAATACCAGTTTGCAATGAGTCCTCGTGCCGAGTCGCCTCTCTCCAATATTTGTTGGCACCCATTTGCTGCCGCATTGTGGTCCATAGACCAGCCTCACTCATTTTGAATATTTCCGTTCAATTTAGGAGGTTGGTAGGTTTCAATATATTGCTTATGAGCTTCATGCAAACAACCGCATACGAGGACATCTTCAGTCATTCGATTTTCTTTAATGTTTCAGGGTTATGGCACATCCTGCCCGTTGGTATACTACCGTCGAACGTTCGCCTATTGTCGTACTCTGGAGCGCGGAGGACAGTTATATCACTGAACCTTAAACTGTACCCAGCATCCTTGGCGCACAAATAGGTATCATACCGTGCCTTGCTCGCTGAGTCTGCGAACACAATTGATGTGACGCCAATAGCATCAGTTCTGAACGCCCTAATCATAATTTGAATATTCCGTAGTACCAATTCCTTGATACCGAGCCGCTTGTCTTCTCCTTGTGCCATATGAAATCTTGAGGTTCCAACAGAAATTTATCTACGTCATTAAAGGTGGCCAGCAGATATTTGGATCCACTCTTCCGAAAATTTTCGATCGAAGTTTCCATGTCTTTTGAACCGTATAAATGATTGAGGACATAGATACAAAGAACCAAGTCAAATGGAATGGGCAGTATATCCTTAGTGCAGTCAAACGAAGGACCGTGGTTGGCGATATCGAACCCCTGGTAGTAAATCGGACTCTTGCCCCAATCCACCTCTTTGATCCAATTGCGGTCACCGCAACCGACATCAGCGATGGTGTGAAGATCCCAGTCACGAATAACCTGCGGTAACCATTCGCGTATGGCTTTGGTTTCACTGATCTTCGCGCCCTTGCCGCAAATAGTTTCAGGCCAACCGCTATCCCATTTAGTCGGTCTATTCACTTGGTAACGGCAACCATCCGCAGGGTTCATCTCCTCCCTCCGTGAATGAATCACTGGCGTGATTAACCCAGGGTTGACGAGGTCGGTACTCTGCGTCATAATGACAAATTTCACACCTCCACTGAGTGGTGTTATAGCCACTCGGCGCAAACAGGATGATGTACGTTCCATCGCGTGGTGCGTCCTCCATCGGCTTCATACCGAGCAGACCCGCCTGCAGTCGTTGACATTCATCAAACAACGAGACATTGACCTCATCCAGGGTCATGTTGCCTCGCATAGGTACAACTTTCTCAACCTCTTCGGGTTCAGAAAGTAGCTCGGCCAGCTCGTTTATCTTGTCAAAGATAGCTGGTAATTCATTCAGGTTGAACTTCGTTTTCATTATTTTTCTCCAAATATTCCTTTCGTTTTGATTCCGCCCTTTCCGCGTAACGATTAAGAGCCTGCAAGACCTTAGGCTCGAGGACGATACGAGTGAAACTATCCTGCCCTCGCAAATCTAATATGATGCTGTACCCATCATAGCTCGCATAGACGCCGTCACCAAGGTAATCATCGTCGATTATCTTCTCACTCATGCCCTCACTCTACCTCCTGATTCGGCTCATTATAAGCCTCCAGCGGTATGCGAAGAGCACCAAAGTATTCTTTGACTACTCGTAAATCACCTTTTTGAATGGTACCTTTAATGACAGCGATGTAGGTGATGTACTCCTTAAACATCGCTTCGCCATGAAGATCCTTATGGTTGCGATCTTCTACCCAGGTGTTTTCAATATAAACACGGCAGGAAGGGTGAAACATGGCGTAAAGGTCCGCCTTCATTCGCGCCCACTCTACCGCCCACCAGCGCTCAAGTACGCCCCACGTTTTCGGTTGCGATGAGCGAAGATCATTCATCGAGTGGTGCTCCTATGCTCGATGGCTGATGCGTTATGGCGAGAAGACGGCGGCGGCGCTCTTCGTAAGATTGCATCTTGACCTCGAATTCGGCCCTCTCTTTTTGCTCAGCTTCTTTGATTGATTTGAGTGCCAATTCACGCACCCTATTGATATCAATGCTATCGACATCAATTTCAATTTCTTGTATGAGAACCCATCCGTGATCCTCCATTCCATCAGATGTGGTAGCCGTTATTGAGTGCTCACGAGTCCACTGATCAAGGTCCATAAATGCTTCTGGGTTTGATACATAAATAAATAATTTCATTTTAATACTCCTTTCCTATGTAAACCATATAATACTATAAGGTGCTATTTAATACAATTACTGAATACCGCAATTGCGTTCTTTCAGATTAACCCGCATCCTCGGATTGGTGATATGCATCTTGTCCATTCCTGGAGTAATGTAGGTATCAGGATTGAATCCGGCCGTGCGTTGAGCGCCAACTACATTGACCCATCTCCGACGATTATCGTTGATGACAGAAGTATCCACGTCATACCCATTCATTTTGCACCATTCAATAAGCCATTCCATTTGAGGTTGGTAAACGCCATGGTGTTCCCAATGTCCTGGATACGGCAAAACCATTGCGAGATAGCAGCCTAGCTTGGACGAGAGCCGTGCGACATTTTCCCAACACTGTACCTGGTCCGTGTAAACATGCTCAGTGAAGCCAAAATTAGTGACCAAGTCAGCTACACCTTCATACTTCTCAGGTATCCGTATTCCAAAATCAATGTTGATAGCGCCATCCAACTCGTTCCAATCAAAACATTGATAACCCGCACTCCATGCAAGGTATTGGTCACGGTACAGACCATTGGCATTCTTTTTGTTGCCCAACTCAAAAACCAGTTTGTTTTTGAACCACTTAGGTGGAGGTAATGCCCATTGTTCATCTATTGGTATAATATTCATTTAACCCTCGTAGTATAAGTCACGTGCCAATATGAAAGGTACTCGTAATGACCCCGTCATAGAATGTAAGAAGTCTGGACCCTTCGGGTAACCCGCTTGGTTAGATACAAATTCATAATAAAGGTACTCAGGCTCAAGCATCCTCCATCGCAAGAAATGAACGTCGTTGGTTACCCGAACGGTATGGTTCCAGGGATTAACTTTTTCAACTTCGGCCAGTTCCGCATTTTGTATATACGCTGGCGGGGTGGGATCATCAATATTACCCAGTCCTATTATAGCGACCATTTTCACTTGCTCGTCTTCTGAGACGCAGCAACCCACCCGCATCCAATCCCAGGAAGATGGATTCACATTCCAGCCACCTTGCAAAGAACCAAACTCCGGCGTAATCATCGAAAGTGGGAATTCAAATCGTCGAAGCATTTCGTTATCGTGCCATTGCTCCTTGGCATTACCATACATATCCTGAAGACTGAAACCCGTTTTGCCCACGTAGGTGATGATTCATCGATTCCAATCATAGTAGAATAAGCCGTCGCAGACTTTATCCCAAGGCCCCTCCCACCATGGTGGTTTACCTGACAATGAAATCATTGACACCTTGTGTTCTTCATCTACAAAGAGATTGGGTACGGGGCTTGGCGCGCCCGTTACCAACTGCGGCACGGCCACAGCCGCCACACCACCTGCCACGCCTTTTAAGAAACCCCTTCGAGTGATAATCATTTAAATCTCCAACCCAGTTTCAGGTCACGTAAATTTGTCAGGCATCCCGTATAATCTATAAAACGGTCCCATTCACCATTGCAATTATAGACTACCCAAACCCCATCTAGTTTATCCTTTCGGATTTCTTTGATGACACCATTCTCCCATTCATGGTCGGCGTAATGGTCGGGTTGGTAATGAACCTTTTGCCCAAACCTTAGTTTTGCTATGTCAATCAATTTTGAAATCCTCATAATGAAATGGGCAGCGAACCATACCATTATCACCTGTCGTTAAATTCGTCCAATTAGTACAACCAGGATGACCGCAAACTCGCTCGTCATGTTCCGGTATATTAGATTTCCAATCAAAAGTCGTTGGCACTGGATTAGCGTTCGTTTGCCCGCCGACAGTCTCACGCACTATGTCATCGTGATTAAATTCTGCCCAATATAATTCAAAAGCGATAGTGTCTTTTAGGGCCTCAAACGAATGGTACAGGCCTGGCTTCACTTGCATGAAATCACCGGGCCGCAAATGAGTCACATCGCAAAGGTCGTAATCCTTCTGCCACACACGGATTATTAGGTGGCCAGTCTCAACATAGAATCCGTTCCATTTGAATTGGTGCTTGTGCTTTGAGCACTGCGTCTGTGCGAGCGCCTCGATGCGGTGAAATTCCAGCACACCATTGGCATGTATGAGCGCCGTCTCGCCCCAGATTTTACCTGCTTTTCTCATTTCCTTCCTCTTTTCTCATTGTTCTAATTTGGCAACCCACATCCAAATATGCCTCCGCTTCTTCGTATGTGTTGAATCCCTTGAACTCAGCCCCGGAAAATCCTGACACGAGAGGTTCGCATTCCTGCCAGCTCGTCAAGATTGTCATGTTTTGCCAGCCCTTGCGGACTGCGTAGAAATTTTTAGCCATGAAATTTCTCCCGTTGTATTCCCCATAGGGTTGATTCTCGATTCCACTCTATCCCGCAGGACAATACGGCATCTTCTATCCCACTGTATCCCCAGTCCAATTCATTCATGAGCATGTTGGTTGCGACAGTGACTCCTGGAATGCCGTCCATAAGCTTTATCCTTTTGGCAGCGATTTCATACCCTAAATCATAGGGCCCAATGCCGCGCCGTTCCAGACTAGCAGCGATATCTTCAGGCGGGCGGTAGACTTTAATGAAATTGATCTTGCGGGACGCCAAGGCACCCCATGCACTCCATAAATCGGCAAACTCAACACCACTCTTGACGAAATCAATCGGGTGCCAATTATCACACCGTTGCATCGTATCTTTCATTATATCTAGTCGAGGGTTGGTGACTTCAACCATGGTGCCTTTGGGCCATTGTCGTTTTTTTGGATCACGGTCGATACAGGATTTGAGAGCCGCTTTAATCGTTGGATGCTCGTACGTTTTATAGGCATGGGTATCGTTGCCACGTGCGGCTTGAAATGGGTCGCTGGTACCGTCGCGCCAGAGTAAGCCGTGTTCCGCAAGTATTTTACACACCATGGAACTTCCACTACGCGATGTCATTAGAACTACTGTTAAGGTATCGGCCATGCTTGTATCAATTGGGTTCGAAATGCAGCTTCAATATCGCTCCGCGTTTCACTTTCTGGTTGTTTCACGGCATTGATATATTCCGTAGCTTTAATATACCTGTCATCGTCTTCCCATTTAAGAGACCATTCGAGATACATGCCGTCGCAGATGCACCTGTGATGTGCCCGCCACTGGCCTGGCTCCTGCGACAAATACACCAGGACCTGAGCATCTTCAGAGCCGATTGCCTCGGCCTTCGCGACCCACGCTGTCGCAAATTGGAACATCAGTCACCTATCTCATTGAGCAGCTGGGTTTTTATTTTTTCTATGGCGCCTACCACTGTAAAGACGTTGCCACCCATATTCTCGGTTTTCATGATTCCGAGAGAAGGCGTACTGTCACCTTCATCAATGAGTAGAAACACCCCCGCCGCGCCAATCAACTTGCCTGCTTTCGCTGACGCCAGCATAATCTCGAACATGCTGATTAGGCTATCGTTGCGTAGCCATTCCCGCATGTCAACAACTTTAATATCCGCTTCTTCGTTCATTATTTTCTCCTGGAAATTTTAATATGATGCTATGGATTCAATTTCGTCAAGCTTGCTCTTGAGATCTTCGATCTCATTGGCCATAGTTTGATTGACATTGACCTCGCAAGAATCAAGATAAGCGTCAAATCGCTCGGCTATTGCGGGACTTAGACCCTCCACCGCCCCAAGCTTACCATAGTGAATAAGTTCTTCAATTGTTAAATTATTCTGCTCCATTAAAATCCCAACCATTTGATGAAACCTTCCGCGTCGGTAAGGACTACCGCGATAATTGCTGCGGCAGCCAAATACCATAGGATACGCTCAATCATTTTTCCACCACCCGTATCAATCCATACGCATTTAACAGGTGAGAAAAAAACGAAGAAAAAGCCCCCAACGATTCTATTTCTTTGTCAATGGCACTGCGTGGATACGTCTTCGTGACATCCTTACCCCAGAGTTTTTTCTCTAGAGTATTCCACCACTCGACAGATTTACCTTTCCGCGGTGGCCGCCCTTCCAACGAAAGACCGATCATTGCGTCCTTAGGTACGATGGTCCCCCTCTTTTTGGTTTTATTTGGGGCGTGTTTATCAGGGATGACGTAGCACTCAATTTCGAATCCCTTTTGGGCGAATTCAACCGCGGCGTGTAAATCAACTTTTATCTTGCTCATTAATAATCTCCTTTCTTTGTTTGAGGTATAGCCAACGAAATTGGGCAGCCACCGCTTTAAAATCGATCGCTTGATCTCTCAAGTTATCGAAAATTCTGTATTCAAATCGCCGGAAGGATTTGAGTTGATATGTACAATTTCTACCGTGTCCCGACCGTATGACAGATCGTCCTCCCCAGCCTATAAACCAAGTCTGGTTATCCCTTCGTTTGACATGAACATGACTCCCACGTTGGTCCATTAAGTATTGAAGAGCCCACGCTGCGATTTGTGGCGTAGTGTCAAATCGATCTAGGTCTATTATCCCACCCATCCTTTCCATACCCTATTTTAAAATATTAAAAGCATCCCTGCAATATATGAAATGGCGCCGCACCGACAGGAGCGTGGGGGATCGGTGCGGCTCATGGCGTGCCGTGTCGCCAGTTGGTGTACCCCCGTTATCAAACTTTAACCCAATCTTCATTCATATGGACTATCCGTTGCGTGGGCGCCATAAACTCGATTATGAATTGCTCTGCGAGATAACCAACAACCTCGCCTTCGTACTTGGTTCCATCCGGTGCTGTAAATTGAACTACGTCTCCTTTCTGAGGCGCGCCGCGTGGCGGCTGAACATCCATGTAATCTTTCTTGATAAAGTCCTTCACCGGAATTGTTGAACTCGTTAAATTAACGACAACTGAATAATCTCTGTCAATTTTAAATTCAACGCCACGTTTCACCGCAGCCCTTTGAGCTTTGTTTGCCGCGTCACCATAACTGGTACCATCATTGAGATGACGAGACTTGCCGTTCTCTTCGAGCATAATTTTCCAGTGCCCTTCATCATCACCACCAGGATTGCTCTTTCCCGGCTCTACAAATACATGATCGCTCATGTGTATCTCCTTTCTTAAACATAGCTAAGACCAACTCTTAACTATGTAATATATGATACACCCATTAACGGCAAATTGCAATCCATGAATTATAGCCAATTCCTACGAACAAATTCATCACCGACCTGGTGCGGCTTTGGGTCACCATGAAAGACAACGACCCGTGTCTGCCCGCTTATCTGCCCAACACGGCAATCGTACTTGTAAGATTTGATCAGATTACCAGGCCAGTTCGCAATGTCTTCACGCAGCACTCGCCAAATCCAACATTGGTCACCGTGGAGTTTTTTCATCACGTCCTCACTGAAAAAATCGTATATGGCATTCAAACGAGGATCTCCAGAAGTCCACATCATTACAGATGAATTGTGAGCAGCATGACTGCGGTTGGGGCCGAAATTGTAGATCATAATTATAGGCTGCGATGCCCACTGCCGTGCCAAGACATCAATATCACCAGTGATGACCACGTCAAGATCAAAGTACAAAATCCTGGCTCCTGATGGAAATAGCCCGGGCATAAAAAGGCTCACCTTTTGCCACCAACCGCTCCATTTCTTAGCAAAAATTGGAATGCAATCTACACCACCAATGTGAACATCTGAAAGACAAACGAATCGGTGTGGCACTGAAAGATTTCGCTCTACCATGCGCTTGAGGCGAATGACGTAATTTGTATCGTATTTGGTCCCCCAATAAACACACACCACAATGAGTTCTCCGATCGTCTTATCGGATTCAATTGAGTAATGAGTCGTGCTCAGTGGAGGCGTGGAGAGCGTGACTCCGGTGGTGCTAGAATTATGTCTCTGTGAACTCGACTGATTATTTGGTATCCGTGTATCTTCTCTAACCATTCTGTGGCCTCGCCTGGTCTGTGTTGAACGTGTCTACCCGGACCCATTTGTGGGAGCGGCTTTTCTTCTATCATTATGAAAGGTTGATATTTCTCGATGACCCCGTGCGCTCCTCGCAATGCTTCTACTTCACGACCTTCAATATCAAGACATATGAGGTCACAGGCATATAATGGAACATCGTCGAGAACTAGTCTTGGAACTGGAACACCGATACCCGGTACCGCATCCATCGTGTAATAGGCACCCACGTTATTTTTTTCGCTTGCGTCAAGCACAGTGTTCACTTCACCGGGGATCTCACCTAGGGCTGCATTGACACACATGATGGTTTCTGGTACATGGGCCGTATTCGCGCAAAGGCACCAGTAATTTAATCGATCGGGTTCATACGTGAGAACGACCTCGAAATTCTCTGCGAGAGCCACTGGCCATACTCCGCAGGCACCTCCTGCCTGTATGGCTACCCGCATCTTTCGGCCAGCTCTTGTCATCGCAAGGTATACAGCATTAAGATCGCCAACCCAGTCATTTACAGCTTTCAGTTTGGCATCGCATTTAGGCCAAAGCCAGCGGCGTCCTTGAAATTCGATGTATTCGCATTGCTCGTGCATATTGTCAAATGGTCTGTCTTTAGAAGTCATTTATCGTTGCCTTTTCAAAATGCTCCAACGCGGACGTTGGGCAGAGGTTATAAACTTTGATGCCCAGGTCCTTCTCATCAATCGTTTCAAATTGTTTTATCAATCCCGTGAATTCTCCATTCGGGCCGGTCCTCGGGTTATGGTAAAGTGACTTGGGGTACTCACCAAAATAATGACGTGGTTGTCCAGGCGGGTACGCCATATCATATCCGAGTAGATAGAATTCTCGAACTCCGTAGTGGTAAGCAACTCCGAGTATTTGATACCCACTGGCGTGCCCATAGTGAATGTAGCGTGAGTCTTTTGAAAGGGAGTCAGCCCACCTTCCTTCAATGTAGTTGATGCCATATTTTTCACTCGTCTTTTTGTCCCAAGTCCATTTGTCGAATTCACCCTTTTGTAGGTTTGGGTCACTCCAGTACTCGTCCCACCACTCAGGATTGCACGCCATGTGAACATCTAGCTTCGGAACCTGCTGGTAGACATTATTGATACCGAATAGGTTCCAACCTTTCCGCTGTTTCATCTTTGCCCAATGTATCGCATAGGCGTTTAATGAAGGCCCTGTCGCAAGGATGATGCCCTTTTCATTTTGGAGCGTTCGAAATGGCATCTTCTAAGTTCATCGTTGGAAAAGCGGTTAGTTTAGTCGGGTTCGTTGAGTTGATTACTTTCATATCAGGTGGTACTTTGATTTTATCGAACTGGGTCGCAAAAGAATGGTACGATGTATTCCGTGCTAAACCTTTTGGATGATCCCCGAAAAAATGAGATTTGTTATCGACCAAAGTCATATTAAAACCAACCAGCACCATATATTTGATACCGAGCAGATAGGCGATGTTGGTGATCTGAAATCCACTGTTTGATCCATAATGGATCTTATCCTGCGTTCCACTCCAACCAACACCACCAGAACCCATAATCCAATGAATGTCAGGGTAACGTTTTTTTGTTTCTTGTTCAGTACCCCAAAACCCATTTTCACATTGCCCCCATTCTTTCACTTTTTCATAGTGGATGTTCCACCACCGCGTATCACAGGCGTAGAAAAAATCGACGTAAGGACAAATACGATAGCAATCACTGATGCCGATATACCTCCAACCCGATTCTGAATAAATTCGATTGATCGTTTCTTCATCAAGGCTTGGTCCCGTTGCCATGACAAAAGCTTTTTCTCCTTCAAATAATCTGGGAATGGGTTCATTATTTATTATTTTTGATGGCTTGGGTACAATGTAACCATGTTTTACTTTGCCTCGCCCCAATTGTTCCCCGAGCCGGAATCTACCAGTAGTGGGAGGCGCAACGGCACGCAAGTCTCCATTATCAACCTTGCGTGGTCGTGAGCTTCTTTCGCTTCGTGCGTTTTCGGAACTGACCAATTGAGCTCGTCGTGTACGGTTAGCAGAGGCGCCCCTAATATGTCGCAAATACCAGTTTCCCATATGTCTACCATTGCCTTTTTCATTATGTCGGCAGCACCACCCTGCAATAATGAGTTGAGAGCTTTGTGGGTATATGCTCTCTGTATGCGTGGTTCTTTGCCGTATTTTTCTTCAGCCTCCTCAAAAGAAAAGGCACCATCTTTCTTCGCTTCCTTTCGGTCTTTCGATTGCCATCTGTCCCATCGGCGTTTTCGCCCTAGTATAGTACGAATCCATCCACGACGTTTAGCCAGTCTGTCACATTCATTGTATAGCTCACGAATGAAAGGTAATCGTGCATGGTAAGTATTGAACATGGGTTTCACTTCTTCCAACGGCCGCCCAAGGTTCGCTGCCATAGTCGGCTCACCCATCCCATAAACTAGACCGAAGTTGATATTTTTTGCGGGCCGCCTATCAATTTCAGTTAGATCGGCCACGAACTTATGAAAATCTGTGTTTGGATCTTCTAAATATTGCTGACGAGTTCGCCAGGCAGATATACCTTTACCGTAATTAACGAGCAATCGAAATTCAATTTGGCTCCAGTCATCGCTGTACCAATCTTCACCTTCATCGGGAAGAAATAACCCTCGAATAAGCGGCCCTAGCTCTTCATCACGTGCTGGGATATTTTGAAGATTAGGGTGACTTGAACTGAAACGACCGGATACCGCTCCGTATTCATCACCTCGCAATTGATGAAATTGACAATGCACACGACCGTTGACCTGATTATTTAGAATGGTTCCTTGTACGAAAGTTCCAGCATGTTTTTCTAACCTGCGAACTTCACGGATCGATCGAATTATTTCATTATTGTGATTCTCAAGCCAATCGGCACGGAAGGATGGATTACCAGCTTCAGTTCTTTTGTAGCCTAGACCATTAGCTTCGCACCATCGCGCTATAGTTTCACCACTATTGGGATCTATGCCTTCGAGTGTCAACCTCTCGCGGAGTTCCGCAGCCTTATCCACGAGTCGGGTGTCAAGCTTTTGAGCTCCTTCAACGTCAACGCGCACTCCACGACGCCGCATAGCAAGTAGAAGAGGTATGAGCCTTGTTTCAAGATCAAATATACCTGTGACATTTTCATCTTTCATCTCCATTATCATTTTTTGCTTGCGCAATATTTCACGCGGCTGCTCTACGTCACCCAGCGCGTAATGACCCACCATCTGCGGTGGTGCTCGGTATATATTACCACCCTGGTCCTTGCGTGTGGGTTGCCCGCCATATGCGAGAGATAGCCACGTATAAAGAGCCTCGTCCCTTTTACCCTCCCCCAAATACTTGTTGGCCAACGAATCCAGGCTGTAAGTAAAAGCGTTCTCGTCTATCAGTGGCTCCGCCACTTGAACATCGTAGTAAGGCCCCGGAACCTTGACACCAGCCTCCCAAAGATAATCAAGATCGTACATCAAGTTGGTTCCAATCTTTGGTATTTTTTCCCGAACCAATTCACGTTTGGCCCACCGCAGGACTATATCGCGGTCAAGGTTCAAACCATTGGGATCATATTGTTGTTCATGCTCCATCGGGAAGTACCAAGAATCATCTTCAGTAGCGACCGCGATACCAACAATGTACCCATCACGCCTGACGCCCGGACCCTTTGAACGAAGATCGGGGTCATAAGTCTCGATGTCTATAATCAACTCTTCAGCGGAGTCTAACCGAGGAAAGTCACGTGGCCTCCAATCACATTCTTCTGGTATTGGCGGCTTGCGTCCAATGTAACCGCCTCCTTTCTTCTTTTCTTTGACTTCCTCCTGCCAGGCAAATCCCGCGGTGTCCCATCTCATATATGGACCCCCGCGATAATACCCTCAATATAAGGCCCTTCGAAAGGCACCTTCGGAAATTTTTCGAGGTCCATTGCTGTCGCTTCGGTTAAAACTTTCAGCAATGGAGTGGCATGGAAGGCGCCATATCCGCAGTTCGTATCAATTGCCGCCTCCATAGCGCCTTCCATCGTTGATATCTTATCACCCTCAAATTTAATAACTGGATGTCGCTTATCAGGAACGAACGGTAAGAGCTTTTCAACTATGCCTTTTTCATCACCACGTAATTTTGGAATCGAGTTCCATTCAACATCATCAAAAAATCTTGATACCTCTGGCCACTTCTCTGTGTACCGAACAGATTCCATCCAAACATCGCCTTCCATTTCAAATCCAATCGCATTCGTACGAACATGGATTGCGGTGACTTCTCTATTGCATCGAACGAGTTGATCGATTCCAAACGACGGCAGAGTAAACGATTCAACATCACTGAAAGAACTAACATTCCACGGCGTGCGAACTATCGTTACATTATTGGTCGCGTACAGATAGCCATCCAAATAAAGGACACTACAAGCCCACGGGCGACTGGCATCATCACTCACGAATTCGCGGATGTGTCGTATAGCGTGAAGAATTGAGTTATCCATTGGATCCCATTTTTCAGGTTTATGGCACACAGGAAAGACTTCTAGATTTGTCGGTATGCGAACTCGCATACGACCTTCAGTAACGTAAAGGAATTCATCTTTCAGAATAAGATTGGGGTCATCCATCGCTTCAAAAGCTTTTACAAATGGCTCCGCAGGGATATTGATTGATTCTTCGGACAGATATTCAGGCCACGAAGCATCCAATGTGAGCTTTCCGTTGGTGCCTTGTAAACGCCCATTGTACATATGAAAATGAGTCATTACCGGTATGAGGTCACGATCACTGACTACGCTACGGACTAGCTTTGCGGTTTCATAATTCGACATCACACAACCTTGGACCACGTGGTGGCCATAATTGGCGCCAGAAATCACCATTGCGAATTTGCATATAATGCCACTGGCAATTAGCCAGGTATTCAAGCCACTGCAATCGATTTTCTGATCTACGGACGTGCCCTAAGTGGTGGGCGCATATAGGCCACGCAGGGTTTCCTTCATCGCAAGTGACAGTCGGCACTCCAAGCAACACAGTTTCAATGGCGACTGTAGAATTTAACGACACCGCCATCCTGGCTCCTTTGCAATCGATTTTTAGATCGCGGTTTCCTGGCCAAGCTCTGAAAAGTATCTTGTCACCAGTGTTACCCTTAACGTAACCATACCATTCTTGAAGCGTGGTATGTTTTCCGCACCTCCCGACATCAAACTGACCAAGGAGTAAAGTATACCCGTCCTCTTTTTCACGCCATGGTTCAAGTTCAAAAATATGACGATTGAGTCGTTTAGGATTGACCTCATCAACACAGAATTGAGACCTTCCATTGAGACCGTTCCAACCAATTGCGACGTTGTCATTGACGTCACCCAAAAATTTTCGATTTACCATTAAATATTGGGTGTGGCCTCTTTCAACAGCCTTCCAATAATTAGGGCCGAACAGTACTGCGACGTCACTTCTTGGGTCAGCGGAAGCGGCGGATGTCGCGATGGCGCGTATGCCATGCTTGCGGAATCCTTCAACAAAAAAATCCAAATAGCGACGCTGCCATTTGATTCCTTGCTGGTAATGTATGACAACTTTCATAAATCAAATAAACTTTCTTGCTCTGGCTTGACGACTTCGTCAGGCACCGCACGATAAATGGCACTTTGTACCATTCTATTCCATATGGCTCGATGAACAAAGTCCGTTCGTAACTCTTCAATTGTCATACCAAATTCTTCAGCGTAGGCTGTGAACTGTTCCTGCTCAGGTTTACTTAAATTGACATAATGCTTATCCGCAAGATGTTTATTAGGGCTGTCGTCGCTGATAGATATAATCGTCATGGTACGCGGCCACCAAATATGCCCATAGGACGCAACCATAATCCACGAAGCTGAGTCCACTGAGTGCCACGGCGTATCTTGCATCATTGGAAGACCTGTGGCCGCAAGACCATGGGTCCGCGTTTCTTTCTTGAGTTGTCTATGCACGTCTTTGGCCCACCTGACGCGCATTCTTTCACCTACATCATTCCGCGGGCTGACGTTGATGTAGGTTCCCATATCTTGTACTTCTAAAAGTCGTGCTGACGATTCTCCTTGGTGGAAAACAGGGAGGACAATTTCTCCGAATTCCTTGACAAGGAGTTCGTAATTCGCATCTGAAATTCTAATTGCCTCATCAATCTCCTCAGTGCTTGGGGTTCTTCCTGGAGCACCCGGGATTTTGTCAAGGTTAATGAGCCAAAATTGCTGGCCAAGATCGCCATATTTTTCAAGGATTGCTCCGTAAGTTCTTTTGAGCTCATCTAATTTCACCTCTTCTCCTTTCGTCCACGCGGTGAACGCGCCGCTGTCTAACATCACCTCAAATTCATTGTCAATGGTCGCGCAAAGTGGAATCGTATTTACAGCGTAATTGAAATAATTACCGTGACATGAAAATAATCGGTACCGTGGTGAGCCGAGCCGTTCATCGGACTCAACAGAACCTTTTCCGATTCCACTGAAAAATACTTTCATGTCGCAATGGATGGTAAAACAAATTCAGGCCACTCTTCTCGCAGAGCATCCCAATCACCTTCGCGCCAGGCAATCAAGAACGACCTTGGGTCATCTGTTTCAATAGCGAAATCTATCGCGCTATTGAAATCAGCTTGGATTTGTGCGTAGTCTTCTTCCACTACCGCAGGCCTCCGGGAGTCATTATACCACTCGACGGTTCACGAAGTATCGGATTCTCCCATCGCTGCGTTGGCCAGAAAGGAATGCCACCGCGAGGGGTGAATTGTCCTTGAACTTGTATCCACCATGGATCCAACAGCTCAATAAAATCATGCGTTATTTTATTGACACACGCCTCATGAAATTCTCCGTGGTTGCGAAATGCGAACATATAAAGCTTCAGGCTCTTGCTCTCGACGCACCATTGCTTCGGTGAATATTCAATGACAATCGTTGCGAAGTCGGGTTGGCCGGTTAACGGACAAAGGCTCGTGAACTCAGGAACCTTTATTGAAACCTGTTGGGCGCCCGCAGGTTTATTACCGAGATCACTCCAGGTCGGTGCCTCGAACCTTTCTAGTATATCGATGCTCGGGCTGTCATATTGCGTGACCTTTGAGTTCTCACCCAACGCTTTCAGGTTGCTTGTATCTGTCATGTTATTCTCCTAGTCAATGTAGATTGGTTCTTTGTGCGGGCCGCTTGCAACCCAGTCGATCACTCGATCAACCTTGTGGTCTAGGCGCCAGTATTCCATCCACTGCTTCAGTCTTTCTAGCTTGCGAACGATGTCTTGCTGTTCAGCGATGCTGATGCGATCGGTGTCTTCCCATGTGCATTTGGCGCCTCGCGTTCCGTCCACCGTAAGCATGGCCCAGCCGCGTCCAAACGGACGATGGTTCAACTGGTTAGCGCGATCTGGTCGGCTCATTATGGAGAAACGAAGTAACTCAAAGTCACAGGAGAACGGATGACGTCCGTGGATGTTACAACGACCATCCGCCTGGTTCAAGTAATGGCAAAAGTGATCTTTGTTGTCTTTCTGAAGATCACTTACGATTGGTTTACCCACTCCATTGATCTCAACATGACGCATTTTGAAATGGGGCTCAGTTCCATCAGTTTTCAAAAATGGAACCTCATCTTCTTTATTAACCTCTGGCATGATGTATTCCACCGACAGCTTCGCACAACAACCGCCGCACATCGGTGGGCAGCCCATTCGCCGAGTAAATATCATCGGCGACACCCGCAGGGTTTTCGGCTCGTATATCTTGCCGCGGAATTCAAACGGTTCTTTGGTCATCGGCGCAAAGTATTGAGTGACTATCTTTACGATCGATTCTCTACTGTTCATTAAACCCCTCCCGCCATTGAGATGAGCCAACTGGGTATCGTTTATACCCGTCAACTAGTCTCTCAAATTTTTCATTTTTTGGATAAAATCTGAGTAAAAATTCACCCGTCCATTCGTGTTCGTTGATAACTTCTTCAACGTCATCTGTAGTACATTTGAAAAGTTCTGTCTGTACCCTTTCGTATCTTTTGGACAACTCTTTGTGGATGATTTTTTCCACTTCTGAATGAACATAGTACATCGTGACAGGACCTTCAATCAGCCAGCATTTAGCATTGGCAAATAAATCATTCGGAAAGTAACCTTGAACCGATTTCACCCTATGCACCCACTGACTGTAATGACGACAGCTAGTCATGCCCACCTTTACGAAAGACGGAACTGTTTCAAAACAGTAGATGCAATCAAAGCTCATGTCACCAAACTCATAAACTCCGCTCGTGCGCTGGCCTCGTCCAATATGGCGCCGCGCAGTGCGCTGGTTATAGTTGTGTGGCCCTGCTGGCAAATGCCACGAGACTCCATGCAGAGATGGCGACATCGCAGCATCACGGCCACGCCCCGTGGTTGCAAGTGTTCTACCAAAGAGTCAGCTATCTGCGTGGTGAGTCTTTCTTGAACCTGGAGTCGCCGAGCGAAACAGTCAACCAAACGACTAAGTTTAGACAGGCCAACGATACGTCCAAAGGGGATATACGCGACATGGGCGACCCCAAAAATATCAGCAAGGTGATGCTCACATTTGCTATACACAGGTATGTCACGAACCAGAACCATTTCGTCATAATTTGATGCTCCGTCCTGAAAAGTCTTTAAAATGGACGCAGGATCTTCTTCGTACCCTTTGGTCCAGTACCTCCACGCGCTCGCGAAACGGGCAGGTGTGTCTAAAAGACCCTCCCGATGAGCACCTTCTCCCTCCACTGCTCTTAGTAAATGGTTGCAGGACTTCTTTAAATCAAAGTTGAAGTCCGGATAAATTTCAGACACGGCGGAGTCATCATGCTCTTTATCCAACGCGTTGAAAAACGAGTTGCCCCAGTCATCATTTGGCATTGATAATGGCCTCCTTGTAAAACTCACGGTCTTCATAATCAAGTGGGTCCACCCACCCCATCCAATCGAAGGCCTCGAGCCGTTCCACGCAGGCACCACATTTCCCGCAAGCCTTGTCTAAGCCCTTGTAGCAAGTCCAAGCGTGGATATAGTCGTCTTCGTTCAATCCGTGCCGGCGACCTTCCTGAAGAATCTCACCCTTGTCAATATTGATAAAGGGTGCCTGGATAGTGACTGGATGGTAATTCGATATCATCGTGACCGCGGTCATCGCTTTAATGAACTCGTCACGGCAGTCAGGGTACACTGCATGGTCGCCGGCGTGGACCGCGGTATAGACATGATCGTATTCAAGCGACACCGCGTAACCGACAGCGATCGACAGCATTATCATATTGCGGTTGGGTACCACTGTCGCTTTCATGGTATCCTCGCTGTAGTGCCCTTCCGGCACATCGATATCGCTCGTCAATGAACTACCCTGGAGCAATGGATTGAGTACCTGCAAGTCAACGATCGTGTGAGGTATATCACGGACATTGCAAGTGCCTTGAGCATACCGCAGTTCCTTTTTATGTCGCTGGCCGTAATTAAATGACAATGCGGCCAACTCCCACCCTTCTTGGTGTAGGCAATGAATCATAGTATAACTATCCATTCCGCCTGACAATACGACTACTGCTTTCTTACTCACAAGGTGACCTCCGCTGAGCATTTTCTGGTTTCTTCAACAACGACTTTGACTAGCACAACATCCTTAGGAAGTAGCGATGGACCGATGTCATGCACAAGATATCGGCCCATGTTTTCTGCTGTTGGATTGAAAGGTACAGCTTTCAATCCGATATTCGCCACTTCTCGTAGACCTGGCAAGATTGGGTCAGATTCCCATAATAGAAATTTGTGGTCCCAATTCTCCTCCAACCATTCACATAGTATGGACTTTATTACCGAAAAATCAATCACCCTCCCGATATTATCAAGCCCGTTTCTGCCGCGGATAACGAAAGTAATCCGATAATTATGACCGTGAAGAAACCTGCATTTTGATTCATGCCCAACTACTCGGTGGCCACAAGAAATGTCGTGATACCTGGTTGCGTAGATTTCACTCATATTATTTTCCAAATTCTTCAGAAGCTGATTGCATGGCTTCATTTAAGGTTGACATTATCGCTGTTCCTACCTGATGCTGAACTGATACAGATTTATCGGATAGCTCGTTTATTCTGACGGACAGTACATTAATCGCGGATATGGCTCCTGAAAAGAAAGCCTTCCTTTCTACGTGATACGTTTCTGCGTCTAACGGATCTGATCCATGTGCAAATGAATAATACTCATCCCACGCTACCTGAAAATTAGGATATTCTTTTCCACCGATCCCATAAAATTCTGGCATTATGGTAATCCCACTATTTTGTGCTGCTGGATACATAAGCGATAGCCGTAGCGCATGGCTATGTCGCAAGCGTAACGGGTATTCCAACGGGTTATACTAGGGTCCACGTGATCCATATCCATAGGCTGCACCCAAACGGTGTCTTTGGGGCCTCGGTTGGGTCGTGCAAGACGCATGGGCTTATTTTCTACCTGAGTGGATGCCATCGGCAGCCCGTCTTCAGGTGATGCCGTATCAGCGTCAATTATGTACTTCCAATGGTAGCACCATGAGTAAAATTTGTCATGTATTCTGCCCGTTTTGGGTGAGCAAACGAGTGTCACGAGACCCTCCTTGATAAACGTCTCCAAACCCTCAATCCATAGTGTTCCATTTGTTTCAATTTGGACGCGCCACCCATGTTGACGACATTTATAAAGAAATTTAGTTATGTCTTGTCGCAGGGGTTCTCCGCCAGTGATGACGACTAAACCATGTTCATGCGCAGCGTACTGATGCCCCATTTCAGCAAAGGCGAGGACAATATGCTTGGCGAGCATATCAACGCTGGGATGCCACGTGCCACTTTCAAAATCAGTGTCGCACCAAAAGCATTTCAGATTGCACCCCCATAAACGAACGAATACCGCAGGGACACCCTGGAAGGGGCCTTCACCTTGGATGGTGGGAAATACTTCCTGGACTCGCAGGGAATTGGATGGTGTCAAATCTTGCTTGCGGATAGGGTTGTTGCCAAACATCAGGACAGCACCTTCACAATCGTGATGAACAATAGCAGCATCCCCATTACCAAAATCGTATGAACTAGAATCTCTACTTCAGGATATCTGATCATGAAATCTACCACCCTGTTAATCCATCTAGTGAACATTATTTCCATCCCCAAACAATGTAGCAACCGTCGTCATACCTGACTTGTTCGACACGGCCGAACCAAGCGAGTAATCGCATATCCCACCATTCTTTATCTTTGATGGTCAGGTGCAATTGCAAACCAAGAGCATCGCCATCTTTATCAGGTAGTCTTGCGATGCCAAACAAGACGCCAACACTTGTCATGGAAGCGATGTTCTCCAAGACAGTGTCTACATCTTCAGTTGGTATGTGCTCCATTAAGTCAGTGCAAAGACCATACGACGCCTCGTACAAGGTTTCCAATGCCGAGGCGTCACGCAAATCAGCGAAGTGTACGTCATCAAAATACCTCGGAAGAATGGCATTGCTTGCGATCTCAATACCCAACGGGTAGAAGCCTTGCGATTTCATCCAGCCTAATGAAGTGCCGTTGCCACAACCGAAATCAAAGACAGTTGATCCGCGCTTCACCTCTTTCAAGAAAGGAACTTTATAGGGCTTGCCGAGGCCGGCGTCTGTCCAATCCTTGCCGTACCGCGAACACTCGTCCCAAACCTTTTCGTATTTGGCTTTTTCAGTTAACATGGCGACACACCAACAGGCAATACTCGCCTTTCACAACTCGTAAAAGAGTGACGTCTTGAAAAAACTTGCCGAACTCTTTCACCCACCACTCCGGCGGCCGCACAGTCATGTGTAAAATTTGGCCGATCTTCTTTCCGCCTCGGTCAGGGCGCGTACTGATTAGGAACGCTGCTCCTTCACGTGTGGCGTCGTATATAGTCGCTATGGCTTCGGCGACTTGGATGGTGGGCAGGTGCTCCATCACATCGATCGATATCACCCAATCATAAACATCGTCACGATCCCACGTAACGATGTCAGCGATAATGTCAGCGCCACTATTGGGTGCGAGGTCAAGTGCCGTATATTCGTGGTTTGGGAAGAATTTTTTCATCCGACCATCTCCACCACCAACATCCAGCACGGAATGAAAAGAGTGCAACCCCATCTCTTTTGTCAGCGTCCCAATTATCTCCACCCAATAAGGATGCTCATAATTGTTGCCGTAACCTTGAGGCAGGTCCCACAGCAGAGTATATTTTTCAACTTCTTCCATTACATTTCCTTTCGGCCTTTGGCAGGTTGGCGAACTGTATTAGCACACAATAACACGGCAAACTTCAAAGTCAAAATACTGAATTACTACACTCTTTTGACATTGCAACGGCTCCAGAAAACGTGGAAGACAAGCGATCCTTCTAGTAACAAGACAGTGTTGATAAAACGGACATCCTCCCCTTTTGGCATGGGGTGACCAGTTCCACGGATATGGATGACACGTGGAACCGTCTCCTCAATCGATGGATCAACAATAGCCCACAACATCAAGCTACCCGCTTGTTCATGCACAGACAAGATTTTATGGCCGGCCGGTAAATAAAGGATTTGCTCGTCTCTTATGTCAAGATGGTATTTAAATATAGTGCTCATGATTATGTCTCCTTTACGCGGTCATTTTCCCAAATGATGTTTTTAGCCACTACAACGTAGTCGCCAGATACAAATTTTTCACCGCCGACAAAGGTCATATCTTGAAACAAGGCAATAGAGGGCGCGGTAATAATCAACCAAATACATTTTAGTTTTATTTTAAACAGCATCATTCCTCCTTTACGCTTGGTTGTTTGGGTAGGGGCATCCAGTGGGTTACGTCGTGCGGACCTATTACAACAGTGCATTCCTCTGCATAAGGCTGCCACAACTCCCAAACTGGTTCGCCTTCGTTTGGTGTCCCTTTATAACAATCCCCCCGCTCAGTGGTAAAGCGCAGCGAGCCTATAGCTGTTTGCGTACCCTTAATATTTATAATCCCAATAACAGGCGGGCCGTTAACTATCGGTAGTTTTTCATGTACATCAATCCAATTCACAATCATTCCTCCTTTCTAAAAAACCCGGGGCGTATAGCAGTACGACCCCGGGAACCGTGAAGCGCCTGGCGCCTAGGCGGCTTCTTCTTGGATGAGCTCGAGGGCCGGCACATCGCACATCACATCCAAATGCTCATGAAGCTTGGAGGTGGTACGTTGCAGGCTGTATGGATCGAGCCCTTTATAGGCCTCAGTGCAGGCATTGAAAAACCGCCATACATTGGAAGCGTTGAACTCTTCGTGGTCTGGCTGATCCCATTGTTGGACGACTTTGGGTAGACTGCGAGTGTTCAATACGCCGGAGCGAAAAAGCTCTACCATCGTGAACTCGGCTTCACGATCACCAAAGTCTCGGTCCTTATAAGACTGGTACCTTTCACCCTGGAAGACATCGAGTTTGATGACGTTATCCATCGCGCTTTCGATGCGCCCGGGCAACTGATCCATGACGTTCGTGGTGTGCTTGTGGCCGACAACAACTTCACCCGAAAAGGCTAGATTGTCACAAACAAACACGCCGCCGCCTACTGCGATAGATGCCGCAAACCATTTGACGTGCGAGTTGCGCATACCTATCACCGTCGAGTAATCTTCATGGGCATCTTGCCCGCGGACCTCGAACATGCCGAAGTAATTGGCGCCGTCTTTGGTTAAGCCGTGGGCTTCACTCATGACGCGTAGGTTGCGATCTTCGAGACGATCTTGAACCAGGTTGACGAAATAATCATGGTTGATAGGACAGAAGCTTCTGGTAACCGGCGGAAGCTTGACTTTCGTGAGTGCTTTTCGCTCAATAGCGGAAGCGCCACAATGCAACATGAGATTCAAAGGCATGATAATACTCCTTTCTAAATTTAACGACAGCGGTATTGCTCCCGTTGTCTTATAATACTAACATCTTATTGAGTTATTGCAAGCATTGAATAAAATTGAATTACAGCCAACTTCAGACATCGTGCAAACACTCCTTTATGTCGTATAAAATATCAATAGCTCGCTTTCCGTCCGTCCAACCTAGTTCCTCGATGCGGCGTAGCTTCCCGAACGCGTTCAACGCGTTTTCG